CCAGTTTCTATTGAATCTGAATCATTATTCTACGAAATAAATCCCGATGGAAAAATGGAGGATGAAATGGAAAAATACTTCGTAACAATGCGTGAAAATATGCGTGTAGATTTCATGCGAATGTTTCCAAAAGAAACCCAAAAGAGTATAGAATACGAAATGGATATTGCAATATCTAATTACTATGACTCACAACGTACACCTACCAAATCAACGCCAAAACCTTCGATTATTGATGAAAATACTCCCAGACAGCTCTCTCCAAAAACATTAGAGTTTAAAGAACCCGAAAACGAACCAGAAGAGGATTCAAAAGAGATCGCAAATTCAGAAACAAATGAGGAGGAAAATGATGATGCAGAGGAAGAATCCGAAGAATCTGAAGCAGAAGACGCACAAGATTCGGAAGAGTCATGCGAACATTCTGGACAAGAAGAAGAAGAAGAATCAGAGGAAGAAAGCGAAGAAGAACTGGATGAAGATACTCAAAAAATGGTTGCAAAGGCACACAAAAGTGACCTCGAAGAAATGCCTGCCATTATATCATAGACAAAAAGCAATGCACATTGTGGTCATTCATCTATAAAATCGATTTTATAGAAACATAAGCATGTTGTGGACAGCGGGTGAACTGCATATGCTTCCAAATACAAAAAAAAGCATCCCAATTTACATGGGGGATGTAGATTGGAATGCAAAATGTTTATTTTTGAGCCTTGCGAACATATGTTTGCAGGGCTTTTTTTACGTTAGTCTATAAAGTGCTCTATGTAAAGCCTTGAATACAAATGAAAAAGAATTGAAATGTTCCAGTATTCCAAATTGCACCATTTTGATTATGAATAGCAATTTCGGCAAATCCATTTTGTACTTGATTGATTTTTGCTTCAATTAAACGACTGGCTGTATTATCCATTGCATTAATTTTAGCAAAAACCACTGAAGTTGATGCCAAAATTGGAGCCCAATTTACCCTTACAATGAGTACTCCCAATGCGCCAATATTTGGAACATTTGTAAAGGTTATTTTTGCCATACTTTGATCTATTGTAGCTATCGAACTGACACCATAATCTTGGGAAACAGTTGACAATTGTAAATTCAATGATACCCGCGCAAACAATCTATCATCAGTAAATACTGGGCCAACGCTTTCAACAGAACCATTTGATACTACGGTAGTTTCAACAACTGCTACATCGCATTCAATACTTGAAGCGGTGATGTTATTAGTAACAGTCATGGTATTTGAATCCAATGAGTTTACTTGAAGATTTTGATCGGATTTCGTATTGTCACTAGTTAAGTTCTTAATTGACATTACTATAAGTATACATCAATATTTTTGAAAAATTATAAGGTTGCTGGGATAATTAGAATGTAAAATCCGATGATATCAGTAAGAGCTAAATTGTTTTGATAATCATTTTCGGTGTTGTTTTGGAGCCTTATTTGAACAGTTCCATCTGCTGGTATTTGATTTACTTGAACATCAAATAATTTTTCATCACCAGTTACATTACTAAATGGAGAATATGTGCAAAAAATTGCGGTATTATTTAGAACAATCAAAGGATTATTGATATTTATTAAAATTTGACTGCCTGCTGGAATTCCTGCATCTGGCCCGTTTGCATTTTGCATTCCTATGACATTAACTTGAGCCACTTGACCTGTCATTCCAACAGATTGCGTAACACTTGTATTTGCAAAATCAACGGATAATTGTACCAAACCTGTTGAAAAAATACCCGTAATATTATCTGCATTAACTTCAGTAGCTGTTATATTACCTGCCACATTTAATTCATTGATGTTAAGATCTTGATCTCCTTTTACATTATCACTAGTTAAATGTTTGATCGACATTGTGTTCTATATATATTAAATAAATAAAAAAAATTTCTTCAAATATTCTTAGCATTCTGAAAGTTCCCGATCGTTTTACCTAAATTCCTCTAGAATTACGTCAAGGTCTTTGACGTAAATTTACGTCACTAGTATCTGCTGGAGTATTTTTTAGCAATATCTGTAGTAACATCATCGGCTAACTTATATTGAGTGTAATTCATACTTGCATTAATCGATTGATGGCATAAATGCTCTTTAATGAATGTATTGATTTTTTGCCGTTTAGTATTTCGAAATTTGTATCCATACATCACGTACATTCCTCTGAATACATGCGGGTTCCATTTCTTGTTTGGAAATACTTTTTTGATATGCCTATTCAATCCTCTGTGGAATGTATTTTGATTGGTTTTGTGTTGTAATTTCTTGTACCTGTTGTATATTTTGAAGAACTTTGTTTTGGAAATCAATGGAGGAAATTCGCAAATACCTTCATCTGTTCGTTTAGCTACGCCTTCAATGCGTATGTTTTTGCTTTTCATTACATTTACGAAATTAGCAGAGAATAATTCATGAGTTCTTCTGCCTGTAACGAAGAGTAAAAATATAAATAAATCATACACATCGTTCGAAAACCCATAGCTAAGTGTTTGCTTAATGTCTGCACGATCAATGATAATTAATTTCTTATCGTCCCGTATTTTGTTATTTTGTTCAATAATGGTTTCAGTTATCTTTGGATCTGGTTTAATTTTCGATAAAAACGATTTATCATCCGTAATTTCTTTGAACATTTTCTTTACTAATGAATATCGAATAGTTATAGTGCGCATTGCAGGATCATCTGCTAAAATAATTTGGTTAATATCATCAAGCATATTTTGCTTCTGTTCATCACTTGCATCTGGGAAAACTTCTCTTAATCCTTGCACTTGTTGGGTTAATGATTTGGATAACATTTATTGACTATATAAATAGGAAATATTTTTTTTTTCAGAGTGGGGGGTAAAGGACATACCCTCAAATATTTTTGAGAAAACGATAACGACGTAAAATTACGTCAATCATTCAAGGTATTGATTTTTGTATAAATCACGCTTTACAAACAATAATTTAGCCGTAAATACATCGTCTGGAGGAACTGTTGCATAGTATTCATTTCCATCGATATCCAGCCATGTAACGTATAAATCTATTTTGTATAATGGATTCGTACCGGTTAAATCAAGTAATCTGTACGGGCCCTGTGGATAGTATTGTAATGTAGTTCGCGCATCACTGAATGGTGTATCTGCCAATGGTTCAAAATCTGTAAGAATTTTCTTGTATGAACTTCCAGATGTTGCGGTAAATTCACTTTGAATGGGTATACTGTTAGTTGAAAACAATATTTGTTTTACAGGAGACCATTGTGCCGCGGAACTAAACTGTTGGCTTACTTCTACATAATCAGATACAACCGATGGTACGGGCCAGTAGTTATTTTGATAATTTGCTACCAATACTTGTGCGTCTCTTCCTAATGTAGCATTATCAAAGTATTTGATAGCGAATCCTGTAAATAATTCTTGAAGAGCTACATTAAAGAATATTTTGATATCCGCATCGTATGATGGAGGATTTGCTGGATTTGTTAATGGTAATGCGTTTATTTCCACACCATATTGAGATAATTGAGCTACTAAAGAGAATATTTTTGTAACTGGATTGAATATCATAAATGGTGGTTCACTACCCACTGGTTTTCCTGTAACGTTATCCCATGCCGCGTATAATGCTTGGTTTACCATATCAAGTAAATGTTGGTATTCGTAAATGAAATAGTATGAAGAAACTTTTTGATTTGGATTTGCATTCAATGGATCTCCTCCTGGAGCTGTGTCAAAACTACGGTCATAATAGTATAAATTTTTTTGAAATGTATCCGTAGACGTTTCCAATGTAACCGTATATACACTTAAATTTGGATCAGCTTGGCCATCTACAATTGGCATAATTAATACGGGAAAGTTACCACCTGGAACCTTCCAACGTACCAATGAAAGGTAATAATGGGAAGGATTATCAATAATTGGGTTATCCTTTTGTTGTTCAAATGTCATTAATACATTTTTAGTGGTTTGTGTTAAGTTTGGTATTTTGATATCCACATAAACGTTATCAGGAGTATATGATGAATTTTTGTGTTTATTCAAAGTATCTCTTCGCTTTAATGCCATAATCTATAAATATATATAGGAAAATATTTCTTAGCATTCTGAAAGTCCCCGATCGTTTTACCTAAATTCCTCCAGAATTACGTCAACCTTCTTCCATAGGGAAGAGGGTGTTTGACGTAAATTTACGTCAAGGTCTCAGGTCGTTATCGTTTTTGCATAAAAATTAAAAGTTTTGAATGAATTAAAGGGTGGTCGAATATACACTCTTTTAAAAAGTCTAGAAAAGATACTTAAGAAATAAAAATGTATAGTATATATATAAATTCTATGAACTCCACGCTCAACACAGTTACCAATTTTAATCAACGTGAAAGTAGAGAAGAAAAATACACAGATTTATTCAAAAGGTTATTCAAAGTGTATAACGAGGGAGCACATATTGGGGGAGTTGCAAATGAAGTATATAATTCAAAAAAACAAATGGTGAAACCTCATTTTGATTACGAAGAAAATCTTACTCATTTCAACAAAGGATATGAGGACCAAATTTATGGTAAATTGCTTGCAAAACTTAATGAAATGTTTGGTGTTACAGATGATGATTGGGCAATTTCAACTGATTCAAGATTTTTTGTTCAAGGTACTGGTAAAAAACAAGAAAAGATATACAAAATTTCCTACCATTTTGTTCTATGGAAATACAAATGTAATTCTGTTCGTTTTGGTGAATATATCAAAAGAAATATGAACGAATTTACAGATAATGGTTTAAACGGTATTGATGCGCAAATCTACAGAAAAGGTATCAATAAATTTCGAATACCAATGACAAAAAAGAAATCTACTGATGTAAATTCTTTATTGATTCCATGGAATAATAAATGTATTGATACGTTCCATAGACATTTACTTTCAGTAATTGATGAATGTGAACCATTAGATGCTAAATTCGAATTGGATCCTATGCATAACGATATATTGCAACAAAAGGCTCAAAAATTGTATGAGACGCATAGTGATAAACAAATGGAAAATATTTCAAAGATATTGGCAGGATATACGATCATATCACAGAAAAGTGTAGATCAATATACCTTGTACAATGTTAAAGAATACGAATGCGGTCATGAACATAAAAACAACCATAATTTCCTTATTCATAACCACGAGAACAATACATTGAAAATTAAATGCCACGATGAAAATTGTAAAGAATTTGTAAAAATATTGTTCAAAGAATGTGCTCCAACATTGGAATTTAGATTCAATTACATTCAAAACATTCCCATTAATGAGAAATATAATCATAATTATTTTGAAGTAAAGAAATATTTTGAGCATTATTTCGTATTCATTCGTGGATTATCATCGTTCTATATGGTTCATTGGGAGAAAGATACCAATTACGGTTATTATGAAAAAACGTTAAAACCAGTGCTCATATCAGGTTTTTCAAAAGATATGTACTACAAGGTTCAAACCGTTACTAAAGAAGGGCAAGTGGAAATCAGTAAACATAATTTTATTAAACGATATGAAACGGATGATAATAAAAATGCATTCATTGGCCTTTCATTTAGACCCTATGGAGCATTGGATTATGAATACCCAAATAATGATTACAATCTTTTTAATGGATTTAATTACAAAAAACTGGAAATGCATCATTCATTTGAAGAAGGAAATGCACAAGGAAAACAACGAATGGAATTCTTATTGAACCATATCAAAGAACATATCTGTGGGAATGCAAATGCTGAAACGGAAGCCGAAAAGGAATTGGCGAAGAATCAATACAATTATTTGATGAGTTATTTGGCAAATATTGTGCAAAATCCATCGAAAGTACCTCAAATAATTATGGGATTCTATTCAGGGAAACATGGTACAGGTAAATCTGGATTTACGAAATTTATATCTAATGTAATTGGAAATGATCTTTCATACTTCGGTTCGTTTAACCAAATAGTTGAAAAACATACCAATGCACATGTAGGAAAACTCATAAATATTATTGAAGAAGCCGATAGAGTAACTACAAGGAAAAATAACAATGTAATGAAAGATTTATCCCAAAGGGAAAGAGCAATACATAATGAGAAAAATAAACCTCAATATTCGATCAAAACATTTGTCAGGTACTTTTTGACAACTAATCACAGTGATGGAATATATTTTGATGAAGAAGATCGTAGGTATGTAATCTATACATTTGATAAGGTAAATGATAACGACTATGTGAAATATTTGCTTGAATGTTTGAATGATTTAGAAGTCATTTATTTATTCGGAAAATACTTGGAGAACTACGAAATTACATTTAGAACGCAACACGATTGGGAAATCAATAGACCGTTAACTAAAGATTACTATATGATGAGAGAAGCAAATCCTATAGAGCAATTTTTAAAAGATTTCGTAAAATTAGAGAGTGTGTCAGTAGAACATATTGGTGGAATCGAATATATGCAAATCAACAAACAATACAAACAATATGGTGATGAATATATTGCAATACATAAAACATTGTTCTACAAATTGTACTGTGAATTCTATGAAGAAAACAATTGCACATATCGGAAATACAAAAATAAAGCAACCTTTATAAGTGTATTGAAAACAAAATTTAAAGCGGAAATGAGAGTGCGAAAAATATTGGAGCTATCTTGTAAAGAATATTATGAAATTAATTTGAAAAAGCTATGGGAAAGATTCTATCCGGATGAACAGTTCATCAATACGCATTTTGGATAGAGGTTGGGAATTCAGTTCCAACCTGTCATTTGAACGGACACTTGACGTAATTTTACGTCAAGGTATTAATTGGGAGCAATAAAGTATGTTAATTCAGTAATAAGTTCATCGGGAGATTTCTCTTCATTCAAAAATAAATCTGCAAATTCATCTATGGTTAAATCCTTGAATAGAGTTGCAAATACAGCTACCCATCTTCCACAGGTTGCTATATCATTTCCTAATTCTTGTAATTGATGATCATTGTAATGTATTTCCCATCCTTTTCGATCGTATTTGTATAACAGTGCGGTTAAATGCGGAAGAACCATGTTATTTTGAACTCGAAATACATCATCCGTAAATTTTAATTGTTCATCAGGAAAGGTTCCATATGAATCAAAAAAGTATATCTTTTTATTTTTACGATCACGGCAAAGCACTACCCAATGGCCGTAGTTCATTTGGGTTTCAAAAAGTATGAAAACTACATCGTGTTTCCCAAATAATGTATCCAGAGAATTGTATTTGGTTAATTCAGAATATTTCAATAGCCGTGCTTTATTTTGCATGAAATTCATCAAATCCTCGTCGTTTAATGAATATTGAACTAGGTCGTCAATGTTCATTACTATAATTATATACTTGGATTTGTTTCGAGGTATAAAAGTGAACTGCTCGAATATCCGAGCAATTCTTTTGAGGTATGTCGTTTCAAATGCACACCTTAGGGTTTTTGAGGGTATCTGATTCAAATGTACCCCAAAATAGAGGAGTCGGAACCCGAGTTTCCTACTGTTCCGACCTAAAGTAAATATAAGCCTTTTGAATACAAAATGACCTGTGGGTAACATCGAAATAAAGTAACCCATCGAGAAGGTAAATTCAATATTTCCTGTATTTGTTTCTTTGAAAGCCCATAGTAATTTTTCAAAGTATATCGAATTTGTTGCGCAGATCCTCCTTTTGGAAAGAATGTAATCGAAGAAGCTTCATTAAGTATTGTTCGTGTTTCTTTGTAATTTGTCATCAAATGATGTGTTACAGCTATTGAAATTTTATTGTGTGCTCCATTACAAAGTATTTCTTCAATCATTGAATAGATTTCCTTTCGCACTTTTTTGTTTCGAATTTGATCGATATCATCAAATATACAAAAGGAATTCTGCAGGTTTTCTGGTTTGATTGGATTGATAATTAGATCTTCATTTATGACTACACGTGTGGGTTTGTATTTATCCAAAATTGGATCCTCATGTAATGCACTGAATAAAAATATATTCTTTTTAGGAAACGTTTTTTTAAAATATTTCAAATATTCACCCAAATATGTAGTTTTACCACTTTGATTAGGCGCACAAATGTATAAGCAATCCCTTTTAGCTTGTATATTTGGTATTTGGTTGAATTGGCAACTTTTTACTTCTATTGCAGGAATATAGTCTTCAGTGGGTTTAATCGAATCCTTTACGAAAATTATCTTTGATTTTTTCTTGCCTTTGCATTTCATTATTGCAATGGAATTACCTGAAGTAAACGAAAATGTTGGTGAATCAGGATTTATTTCTTCTGAATCTGAATAATCGCTTTCGGCTTTGCTCATTATGCCTATATATAAATAGACAATATTTTTTTGAAATATTCTTTGACGTAATTTTACGTCAAGGTATTATAATCAGTATAAATGCGACCAATAATTAGTCTTTCGACCTTGACCTCTTTTTCTTTTTCTTTTTCTTGGTTTTTCGGCTTCTCTTTTTGCTTCTGCTTCGTCCATTGCAAACCTTTCTTGTGGTGACATTGCTTCTACTCGTGATCGTCTTCTAGATGCTCGTGGTTTTGGTGGTGGAATGTAAGGAACAATTTGTAATGCTTCAGCTGGTGGATTCAATATATCAGCAAATATCGATGCACTGGATTGGTTTAATGAAGGTAAATTTGGAATTCGAGGAGGTAAAGCAAATGACCATGATGGCGGTGGTTCATCCCAATTTATTTGTTCTTCTACGTCCCCTACGTATGGAATAACTGATAAATCCATTGCAGAAGGTCCTGGAGGAGGTCCTCTTGGTGCACGTTTTCTTCGTGGTGCTACAGCTCTTTCAGAAACTCCGGATATATCTCGAATTTTCATTGCGTATTGATTGTAAATATCGTGGCCAGTTTTCAAATCTCTTCGATTCATTACTTTTCTTCCGCAATTTCGAGTGATTGAATAACTAATTTGCATAATTTGCCCTACAATAGCTTCAGTCAATTGCTGTAATCTAACTAATGCTTCTTGCGAAAAACTCATTCGGGCATTCAATTGTCTACCGTAATCCTTTACAAAACGTTTAAACCGTGCTGGTGCAAAAATCAAACATTGACTTTGATTACTGGTATAATGGTTTACTTTTATTCGCGCAGATCTATCTGTTCTTCGAGCACGTGCTGGAATAGGTACTGATGCTTTACATGAACGATGTGCTCCTGCATCTCTTTGTAATACAGCTAATGTTCGTATTGCAAGATCTCCTCCGGCTATTACATCATTTAATGAAATTCTATTTGTTCCACGGTATTGTCTATACACGTTTGCTCTTTTAACTATAAATTGGTATGTATCACGAATGATTATATCCAAAGCTGTTTTAGTGTCTTTACTTATTTTTTGCACTCCGAAACGATAACCCAATCGTTGAATTGCTGACCATGGGAATTGTTGGTCGATTCTTTCAAATTGCCTAATTCGTTTACGTACTGCTCTATCTTGTTTCCTTTGCCTAGCACTACGTATAGGTCTTTGCGGTCGTGGTCCTGGTTGCAAAAACACGTCGTCTGGATCATCTTCTTCTTCTTCTTCCTGTTTTTTTTTCCTTCTTCTTGGAGCAGGTTTTCGCTTTGGAGCAGGTTTTCGCTTAGGTTTTGCTAATGTTCTTGGTTTTCTTTGACCAAAGGTTGGTGGTATCAATGATGATGACATTATCAAAGTATGTATATATGTATAGAAATATTTTTTTTTTGAACTTAAGGGGAATTTACTAGTTTATATATAGAATAACCATGAATACACCAACAAAAGTACTAAAACACAGAGAAAGTTGCAGAAAATACTACCAGAACAATAGAGATAAACTATTGAAATACCATGATAAATACAGAGAAGAACATCGAAATGAATTAAATCAATGGTACAGAAACTATTATCAGGAGAATAAAGAGAAAATTAAAGCTCAAAGAAAGGTCAAAAGGTTAGAGTATGTTTGTACTGAACTAAATAAAATTAATGAACTAAAGTCTTGACGTAATTCTGGAGGAATTTAGGCAAAACGATCGGGGACTTTCAGAATGCTAGGAATATTTTGAGAGTAGTAACTCTTTTTTTTCCCAGAGGCTAACTTAAGGAATGAATTTTCAATTTGCTCCAAATATCTCTAAAATTACGTCAAGATATTTGGAGAGTGACGTAATTTTACGTCAAGATATCAGGTCGTTATCAAAAAACGATTAAAACAATAAATTAAAAATAGTTGGGGTGTCTCCCCTTGGATCCTCACCGGGCCACAATCAACCCGTCTCACCATCCAGTTACTCAAACAATTCGAACCAAACAAAAAAACTAACAGTATAGAAAAATTAAAACATAGAAAAATTAAAACAATAAAAATATAGAAATAAAAATAGAGAAATTAAAACAATAAATAGAGAAATAAATAGTAAAATGGTTGGGGTGTCTCCCCTTGGATCATCACCAGGCCGAAACCCGTCTCACCATACGGTTTATTAAAACAATCTCAAAAGAGCAAAAAAACAAACAAAAAACAATTATCCTTGCCATGGACGATATAAGGTTTCTTGAGCAGTTGATGGAGGAAGACTTGAAGGAGGACTTGCAGGAGGATCTCGAGGTCGAATACCATGATAATTAATCCATGGTCGATGATATACCATTGCAGGTGGATGATTAAATGGATTCAAATGAGATGGAATATTTACTGGAAAAGGATTTCCAAGATTTGCTGAAGGATAATAAATACTATTCCTTCGATCAAAATACATATCTAAATTTTGAACATATGATATATCATTTATTATTATCTTTTCAATTTGATTTAATGAACCAAAATTATCATTTAATTTATCACAACATGGAGTATCATATTCATCTCGATATACTCTCATTCGTGATAAAACAGGATATTCTTCATCACCAAATATTGTAATAGTTCGAAAACCAAATGTACCAGTAATATATTGAGGATCTTCATGAGGATCAATAGCATTAATAATTTTACAAACATCTCTTTCAGTTTCATCCCATGTTTTAATCCAATATAAATCACTAAGATATCCTTTAACAATTGGTTGAAGATCCGATGGCATATCATCAATATCTTTTTTAACTACTTTATCACCTAATTCATCAATATCACCCATTTCTTCAATACGTTGATTAACCATTTCACGTGATTTTTTATATTCTCGAACATTTTTTGGTGTTCTCATTTGAATAACACGTGATATTTCAATTTTTCTTTTTTTTAATGGTTGTGGATTTGAACCACTTAATCTTCTTTTTTTATTAATTCTAACCAATGGTTTATTATCCACTCTTCTTTTTTTAGGAGGTGGAGGTGATGTAAATGAAGAATCATCAAAATCAGTATCTGTAATTCTTCTTTTACCACCAATAACCACAGTATTATGATTATTAATATCAGATAATCGACGTCTTTTAGAAGGAGGTTCCCATGAATCTTCAGGGTCTTCTTCAAAAGCGTCAAAGAAAGTTCTTTTACCACTAATTCCAGGAATGATTTGGGTAAAATGAACTTCTTCTTCTTCTTCTTCGGGTAATGGAACCTCGTAAGGATCTACTCCGAAAAATAAATCTGAACCATTAGCGGAAATGTCTCTTGGAGTATTTTCCGGGTTAGAATTATTTGAAGTATTCATTCCCATGAATATTTACTTATTATTACTTTGAAATTATTATTATTTTGAAGATTAAAGAGGAAGGTGATTTATTATTATTATTATTAAGTCAAAGATTCTTTCAACAAATCATCTCTGTAAACACTTCGAGTCAATAGTAGCATATCAGAGCTGTACATATATTCACTGTGCACTTACAACACACATATTATATATATGTTATGACGTAATTATGACGTCATATGTACATTTTGACGTCACACTGGTATATATTTATTTGTTATCAAACTATTTATTTTTTTGCAAAAACGATAACGACCTGTAGTCTTGACGTAAATTTACGTCAAGGTATTATCTTCAAACATTTTATCGTGAATTTTTCATTTTTTTGTATGCTTTTGATGCTAATTTAAAGGCTTGTTTTTTGGGAACAGTAGGATTTTGCTCGATCCAATTGGTTAAAAAACTAACCCATGGATTCAATGTACGGCCAAATTTTCTTCGCCCGCTACCGTATCCCATAGATTTAGAAGATTTTTTTTGATACAAATCAGGCCTTTCCTCTGCTAATTCATAATTTTTGGCTTTGAATATCTGTTGCATTCGTTTTTCTCCAGGCTTTCCTCCACAGCATTTTGCGCATCCGCACATACCACCGTATATTTTGCAACATCTACATTGACCGCCTTTAGCCATCCGTTTACTTACTTTCTTTTGAATTTTATGCCTCATATACGTTCTTAATTGCGGATCAACATATATACCACCGTCATACGTAGGGTTTTGCATTTTTTCTTCGTAAATGCCGTAAATTCTGTTTTGAATCATACGATTTAATTGAGGATTTTGTTGAGTTGCCATTGTATATTTATACCCCATATATTTTTTTTTGAAAATACTTTAAGAATTATGTGTACTAGAACATATATAGCAAATGGTATCACAATTTTTTCCAGATAGAACATTTTTTGAATTATTCAATGTATTAATGGAAACATACTCTCCTGGATATGCACTCTTAAGTTTATACTTAGAGGCTTACGAATGGAGAAATAGGCGAAAAGTAATTCGAATGCCTTCCTATCCATATATACGTTTGAACAGATGTAAGGTTAAAAATTTACGTAAAAAAATCGATTCGTACGTTCGTCTTGAAGTTCAATGTATGGGAGAAATGAGCGCAACTACACGGAATAAGCAACAAGTACGTAGAGACATTTGTTTAGTCAAAGGATTTACAAATCAATTAAGCGATTTTCACCATAGGTTTCTCGATGATTCTTTAATTGGAATTATGAGGAATTTACACGATCAACATGAATCTTACGGTGAACATTTCAAAAGACATTCATTAATGTACGAAAATACTATCAAACATATTTACAATATGCGCGTGGAAATAATTAAGCAAAATACTAGAGCATTGGATGAAGCCACAGAAAAAATATTTCCAAAGGATATTCTGAGAGTCATAATAGAATTGGCTGAACCACTCAATTAAATTCTTAGCATTCTGAAAGTCCCCGATCGTTTTACCCAAATTCCTCTAGAATTACGTCAAGGCCTTTGACGTAAATTTACGTCAAGACTACAGGTCGTTATCGTTTTTGCATAAAAATTAATAATTGGTTATACGTTTATCGTATGATTTTGTGCACCAAAAATTACGTATTCTTAACTCTCTAAGGGTTTTCAAGTATATATAACTTGTGTCAATTAATTTTCCTGTTTTAGAATCAATTCGATAATAAGTTGTCATTTGAGTTTCTGGAGACGACCGTGGATTATAATCAACAACTTCAATTGCTTTGATTTCCTTGTGAATATGCTTCCATTTTAATTTATTGATTTGCTTTGAATATTCTGCGATTATGTTCAATACGTTTTCGCCTGCCTTTTGGTAATCAATAGTCATAGATATTTGTATGTATAACACAGTATCTTTAAAATGGGGTAGTACACAAAAGTACTACCGAAGATTCAATGTTTCCAAACACATAGTGAATGGAAATAAAGAAATAATAAATCCGATGAAGGAATAAAGACATTTGGATATTCCAAATGAATCATATAACAATAAAACTTATGAAGATAATTTAAATAATTATTCTCTATTTTCACCGAATGTTTATACCTCTCAGGCTATGTACATATATTGCATGTGCACTGACAATCCTCCCTCTTTAAAGAGGTAGGTGTATGTACTAGAATTTAATGTAAAGAAATGAATGTCTATACAGATATACAATGGAAGCAATTGATTACAAAATAGCAGGCGAAAACGTATTGAACATAATCGCAGAATATTCAAAGCAAATCAATAAATTAAAATGGAAGCATATTCACCAGGAAATCAAAGATATTAATGCTATGTCATCTTATTGGGAACCTGTATTATCCACTGATCATATTCATGAAAACTATTTTTATTACCAAGCATATCATACAGGAAGAAACATTGAAATAGCATATTGGTACACAAAAGACAATGCTTTAATGGCACACCGTTACGATTTGAGTGAAGGTAGTCTTATGATTAGAAGAACAATTTTAACAAGCGATTATAAATGGTCAGTACAACACATGCCTGATTATTCGATTATAAATGGCGTCAAAGTATACAATTTGATGTCACACAACTAGTTTTTGGGGTCAGTACAATGTACCGACCGAATGAAACATCGCTGGGCATTCCAGCATATGCTTATTATCAAAAAATGAAGGTAATCGTCATACATAAAAAAATATGTAAACAAAATGACGAGAACGTTTTATGAAGATAATTTTAATAATTATTCTCTATTTTTACCGAATGTTTATACCTCTCAGGCTATGTACATATATTGGTTGTGCACACACAGCACACATATTATATATATGCTATGACGTAAAATTACGTCAAGATATCAGTTCGTCATCAAAAAACGATTAAAACAATAAATTAAAAATATTTGGGGTGTCTCCCCTTGGATCATCACCAGGCCACATTAAACCCAAGCTCACCATACAGTTTACTCAAACAATCTAACCAAACAAAAAAACTAACACAAAAAAGAAAAAGTTAATCGGTAGGAGGTTCTAAAACAAATGGAACAACCGGTTCATCCCAATCAATTTCTGGTTCTTGATATTGAGCAATCGATACATTATGATTTTCAACACCATTTCTATATCTTCTTCGAGATTCATCACCAATTTGTTGATAATCAACCGGTCTCAATTGTTTTCTAGCCATAACAAAAGGAGCCGGAGGAGCTACAATACCATTATTATTTTGATATCCATTATCACCTTTTTGAATATTCCTTAATTCTTGAATATCATTATAAACCAATTTTCCATCCATTATTTCATATATTTGATATCTATCCTCACTCCAACAATGTAAATCAGGAAATCCATTAGAAAATACAACCACTTTTGGGATTTTCCCTTTCTTTTTAATTCTTTTATAAGTAGTTTCATAATGTTCTGAAATTACTTTACCATTTTTAATATCCTCCAAAAATACACATATATCACTTTTTAAATTTGCTTCTCGAGCTAAATCCACCATAAATATACTATTTTTATTATCCAATAGATATGCGAGATGTTTTTTTGAAGATCCTGATAATAATTGAGCTTCTCCATCATGTTTTGCTTCAATATATTCCAATAAAGAAGATTTTCCTTCATTACCTTTTTTACCAACAATCCATAATATATTTCTATCACCTTGTTTCATTAATTCATCATAACAGGTTTTTTGCCAATCAAATAAACCTTTTTCCTCATATTCTTCAATAATTAAACCATTTTCCTCTAAATTATCAGCATCTTCTTCTAATTCAACACAATGTTTGAACCATCTCATATATTTACCCACAAAGGATAATTTTTTATAACCACGTTTAAATTCTATCTCTCTTCTCATTCCATTTTTAACTAATTCTTCAATCATATCCATTACTTTTGCTTCTTCTTTTTCTTTACCACTAACAAAAGATGGATCACCAAATTCAACAAAATCCGATTTATTTTCATCATCTCTAATACCACCATATTCTTTTTTTTGAATACCTTTAGCTTTTGAAAATACACTAGCTCTAATATTATCATCCGTAATACCAAATGTATTTTCAACCAAAGCATTCGTTCGATTACCTTTATTTTTTAATTCACCAAATCCTTCAATAATTTGATCATTTACTTTCCAATAAATATAATGAACAAATTCATCATCATTTACGGTAATCTCGGTGGTTTGAAAGGTCCATCCTATAAATTTTGAACCAATCGTTCTATTTTTTCTATTATAATCTCTATTAATCTCTCTTCGTGGTTTTTTTCGTGGTGGTTCATCTAATAATTCACCTTTTTCATCCTCTTCTTCCATTTCAGATCTTAATCTTTTTCGGTTATTATTATTATTATCCGAAGATCCACTGGAAGATCCACTGGAAGATTCATCAATCCACGCTTCTTGATTTGATGGAAGATTATCTCGATTAATTATTGGAGAATCTTCATCATCATCATCATTTTCCTCTTTATCATTTATTCTACGTCTTTTAGGTTCTGGAGCACCATTAGAATCATCAGAAATATCAGAAAATCTTCTTTTTCTTGATATTTTACGAGATTCATCCCCAGATTCATCTCCAGATTCCATTATTACTAAGGGTTCAGGAAAGGATAATACAGGAGTATCATCAAAACCGTCATTACCCATATCAAAAAATGTATCTTCTTCCTCTTCGAGTTCGGGTAAAGGAACCTCGAAGGGATCTACTCCGTAGAATAAATCTTCACCATTAGCGGAAATATCTCTTGGAGTATTTTCCGGGTGAGAAGTATCCATTATTAATATAGGATAGTACTAGTATTCAATTAAAAATTGAAATTATTATTATTTTGGAAGGAGGAAATAGAGTGTGGATTATTATTATTATTAATTCAAAGATCTTTAAAAAAATCATCTATCAACTTGTTTCGAATGTATATTTAGAATCCAGGACATCGTATTATATTCACTGTGCACTTACAACACACATATTATATATATGCTATGACGTGTCATGACGTAATATAGTATATTTTGACGTCACATAGGTATATATTTAAATCGTTATCAAACTATTTATTTTTATGCAAAAACGATAACGACCTGATACCTTGACGTAAATTTACGTCAAAGAGCTTGACGTAATTCTGGAGGAATTTAGGTAAAACGATCGGGGACTTTCAGAATGCTAGAAATATTTTCGAAAGAAATAATGGCAAAAAATATTGGGGTGGATTTAACAAAAAAAAAAATATTTCTATACTTATATACAATAACACAATGAGTTTAGCATTACGACCAATCGAACCAGTGAAAATAATGGATCCAATTCTCGATTTTGATCAATCACAATTTTACGGTGTAGTTTCAGGTGGGCAACAAGTCTCATGGAAACCAATAACCAGTACTTCATATTCAAATGTAAATGCCACATTTTCGGCGCCTCCACCTTCTCCAGCAATTGCAGTAGGAAGGCACGTAAAATTGGTTCAACCAGTACAAATAATATTTACAGGAAACGCTCCATTAGATCAAGGATTATTGCAATCTCAATACGATGCACCTCGAGCGTACCCATTATCAAGTATAATGAATTCATTACAAGTTGATTTGAATAACACATCATTCAGTATTAATATGAGTGATACAATCCACGGGTTATTACGGTATCATAATCCTGAAAAATTACAAATGGGAAGTTTATCTACAACTCCCTCATTACTTGATCAATCCCAGCAATATGGAGATTTAGCAAATTCAATTCGTAACCCATTAGCATCTTATATAGATTCAAATGATGGAGCAATTGAAGGTCGTGGTGGATTTCCATACACAACTATGGCAAACGGTATTTCTACAGGAATTGGAAATGATACTACCTCAACAGTTACAATGACCTTCGTAGAAGATCTTTTCATATCTCCATTGTTATTTGGAACATGTGATGAAGATACAGGTTTCATTGGATTACAAACCTTTCAATTAATTGTAAATTGGGCAACCGATTTATCAAGAATTTGGTCTCATAGTGACGCAGGAGGTACTACATTAACAAATATTGATGTAATTCTCCAACAGCCTACATTATTATTCCAATACAAAACCCCAAGTCCATTACAAACAATTCCATCCAGTCAAACATATCCTTATTACGAAATCCAACGGTACCCAACTACCTATGGAAGCGCAGTACCAGCATATGGAGTCCTTGGAAACTCTATTCGAATGTCTTCAAACAATATTCAATTAAATTCAATACCACGAATGATGTATATTTGGGCTCGTAAACAAAACGCAGACCTTGATTTCACAGATACCGATACATTCTTTTCCATTAATAATATTTCAATAAATTGGGCAAATAACTCTGGATTACTATCCAATGCTACCAAATACGATTTATATCAAATGAGTAAGAAAAACGGTTGTAATTTGTCGTGGACTCAATGGTCAGGCGAACCAACATACTTTTTGAGCGGTCAAACGGTTCAAGATATCCACGGTGTAGGAAGTGTATTAGCAATAGAATTTGGCACAGATATTGGCTTACCACCTGATGAATGCGCTGGATTAAACGGTACATATCAGTTACAAATGGAAGTAACTATTGAAAATCAATCCGCGGCATCAGCACAACCAACATTGTACGTAGTAATTGTAAACGAAGGTACATTTACTATTGAAAATAACAGTTCTTATTCACAAATTGGTGTATTATCCCGTCAAGATGTCCTTGATGCATCTAAACAGCCAGGAATCAATTATGATGATTTAAAATACATGGCAGGAGCTGGTTACGGTGGTTCATGGAAGAAATTTAGCAGAGGATTACGAAGAGCATTTAGAACAATTCGAAGAAAAGCACCAGGGATTATCGCAGATGCTCAAAAATACGGAAGAAAAGCCAAACAATTATATGATAAATACGGTCCTCAAGCCCAAAAATTCATTCAAGAATTACAAGCTAACGGAGAAGTAGCAGGATTAGGATACGGTGGAGCATATATAGGCGGTGATGGATACGGTGGTGCATTAATCCAAGGTGGTAAAGCTGGTGGAAAGCGAATTACTTCATCACAACTCCGAAAACGACTCACCATGTAATCTCGAAAATGGATTACCAAAATTCTTGACGTAAATTTACGTCATACCCTAGGTCGTTATCGTTTTTGCAAAAAAATTAAAAGTTTTGTACCTATGACGTCACAAAAAATGACTTAAGGAAATAATGCTCTAGAACAGATATACAAATACAATCATGGCAGTCGAAAAATCATCCGAAGAAAATCAATACGATTTAGTTAAATTCACTGAGGAAGCACATTTAGTTCATAAATTGACCATTGCCAACCAAAATTTCACTCAATGCGAACGCGCACAGTTATTCGAAACATACAATGAAGAAACTGATGAGACCATTTACACATTGATTTCAGAGAAAAAGGTAATCAAACATTACAAAATAAAGGGCCAACGCGGTAAACAATACAAGCCAAAAAGCATTGAAACCATTCAAAATTTACACAAAGCATATCGTGCCAAAGTAACCGAAAGTAATGGAAAAGAAATCTTGGAATTTGATATATCCAACATTTATCACAAGAAAAATTGGGAATTGGATCACGAAATCAATGATAATGTATTTGAATTAAGATCGGCAAAAAGATTAAAAAAACAAATCAAACCATCTGCAAAGAAGCAAATAAATGCACCTGAATTGTTTGAAGAAGCAGAAAAAGAGGATGAGAAAGATCTTGACGTAAATTTACGTCAACCTTTGACATTAGAAATTGAAGAGACTATTTCTCCAGTTTCTATTGAATCTGAATCATTATTCTACGAAATAAATCCCGATGGAAAAATGGAGGATGAAATGGAAAAATACTTCGTAACAATGCGTGAAAAT